GTACTGTGTGGCGATTCCGTCAGCGAGTGTCAACACCAACGGTAAGACCGTCGCTTATGCAGTTGTGCCAGTCGCCGCATTATAGCCAAAGGCTCTGCCGTGCAGAGCACGGCGGGGCTTCGTTATATCATTAACTCCCAATCGCTCTCATGCAATACAGTAACAAGTCAGCATTAAAAACGCCCATCATCAACAGGGTAGTTTACCTCAATAAGCAGTTAGCCTACTACGGCAGGCTTTTGCCGCATGGTCGCAACCGAAAGAATGCAGTCGGAGAAGAACAGATGACGGTTGACATCCGCAGATGCTATTTCTACCCGCTGCTCGAAAAGGCTGGTGTTCTGTTCACGTATGCCATGCGCCAACTGAAGGGGAAAGACTATCTCAAGCGTTCTATCGAACTGATAGAAGAAATACAAGCGCAATGCTATCTTATCATGGAATTGCGCGGATGGAGCGAAAAGGTATGCGCTGAATTAGACATGCTTTGTGATGACATCGCAAATCAACTACATGCTATTGCAGCCACCAAGAGCCAGAGTCATTAAGTCCACGGACGAGAAATGAGAGCGCGATAATCTATATAATGGAGACTCCACTTGATAACCAAGTTACACCTATAACAGTGAGTCTTGACGACCACAGCACTCTGCCGACAGGCAACACATGGACGTGTCAGCAGAACAATGCCAACAACGCGTACTATGTGGCGATTCCGTCAGCGAATGTCAACAACAACAATAAGACCGTCGCTTATGCAGTTGTGCCAGTCGCCGAATCAGATAGGTTATTGGACTTGTTATTTGAAGCAGAGAGCGATTGTTGGAGGAATAAGAAAAGGCGTTTTGACGCCGCGAGGTTTCATTACAGCCTCAGAGAGGTCTTTGATTTAGAGGATAAAATTCGGAATCACATCTACATTCCCGGCACAAGCGTTTGCTTTGTACTTGACTATCCGAGATACAGAGAGGTATTTGCAGCGAAATATCGTGACCGCGTAGGACATCACCTAATCGCTCCATTTATTCTGTCTGTATCAGAGAAGGTGCATGAGCACAATGGTAATATCAGCCACGGGAACAGGTGCAATCATTCCGCACAGACAGCCGCCGCGCAGATCCAGATGAATTTGCGCGAGTATCCGGATGGAGTTGTAGCTACGATGGACGTAAGTGGTTTCTTTATGAATATCGTGCGCAGCATGGCTTATGACGTGTTCGTTGATTTCAGCAAAAAGTTCGTGCCAACCGGGTATTCAGGTGCAGAGGTGTGTGAGATGCTGCGATTGCTGTATGTGTTTATTATGCACGACCCGGCGAGTGATTGCGTGAGGAACAGTCCTATTGAATCGTGGAATCATGTCGCTCCAAATAAGTCTCTATTCGGGAATGACGGCAGGGGTTTGCCGATAGGTAATTTCTACTCGCAGTTGATAGCAAACCTTGTGCTCGCGGTATGGGGGATGGCGATACTTGCGCTTGGTCTCGATTGTAAGATTACACAGTTCGTGGACGATATGTGCATAGTTGCCGCGAATGCCAACATTATACGTAAGGTAAGAGAGGAATCGGAGCGCGTATTGAGTTCGCTCGGTCTGACGCTGCACCCGACCAAGTTCTATATTCAGCCAGTCCGTCACGGGGTGCAATTCTGCGGGCGTGTGATATACACAGACAGGATGTACATCGGGAATAGAACAGTTAGGGCCTGCAAGAATAGCATACGCCTTGCAATAGAGCATTGTTCTTTGGAAAACGCCTACAAGTTACAATGCAGTTTCAACTCCTATGTGGGTTTTATGTGTCATTGTAAGTCTTATAATATACAGAAGATGCTCATGCAAATGGTGCTCGATAGTGACTACAAAAAATGGCTCTATTTTGAGGACATGAAGGGGAAAATTGTCTGTGGGGTAAAGAATGAGTACAAGCCGAAGAATATCCGCATCAAAGAGTTGCAAGAATTGAAACAACAACAAAAACTATATGAATATGAATACCGTAGTAAATCAAAATGTAGTGCCCAGCAATGCGCCGCGTAAAGCAGCTTTGCCGCAGGGCGTGTTATTTCGTTTCGGCTTTGAGCCTATTCAAAGTTGTGGATTGAGTAAAGTAGGAGAAGTGGTATATCCAGCCGTACCACCGGTAGAGACTCTACGTGCCGTACAGCAAGAATACTGTCGCGTGCATAGTATCGATGAGCCATTCAATCCAGCTGATTATGGCTTCGAAAAGTGACGAGGTTATATATCAGGCACCCGGACTAATGATTTACACCGAACACGGGTGTCTGATAGCAGATTTTAACAGACACGCAGAGTCTGAAGAGGACGAAATTTAATTGCACATATGAAGAAGCCAATCATTTATTACGCATTGAACATATCGCTATTTGCGATTATTGCGCTATACGTACTACTCGCATCCGGATGCCGATCCATTCAAGTCAGCGAACAGATCAACTGGCGCGATTCCACTGTTATTAACTATAAGGATAGTATCCGGTGGAGTTACCGCGATAGTTTGCGCATCATCGAGCATCATGTTATGGTTGCTGATAGTTCTAACCTGATCATCCAATTTAGCCAGGGAGGTGGAACCTACAACGCTAAGACCGGAGAAGCTACTAACGTAAGCGGAGTGCAGCATAAAGAATCACACCATGAGCAGCGTGATAGTACAGACTTCTATCGAGCACGCGCATCCGACTATCAGCATACCATTGACAGCCTATCCAATCAGATGACTACTCTACAATCTAACTACGAGCGTCTGAAAAAGAACACAAGATCTGGATATGACAGGTTCTGTAGCTGGTGGTTCTGGATTACGGCTATCCTGCTTTTGCTGAAGGTTGCATGCTGGGTATGTGAGAAAATACCTGTCACTGCACCTTATGCGATTCTCGCCCGGAAGTACGTGCCATTCCTATAGCCAACAGCCTCATGGCTAAAGTTGAGGCAATAGTAATCATTCAAAATCATTGGTACAATGAAGCGATTTCTTTTCTTAGCGGTCGGACTCCTTATGTTTGCCGCGATGGATGCAGCTCCGATGTATGACGTAGGAGCAAAGCAAGACATCTCGAGTGCGCAGATTGTGCAGTCAGGGGTGCAACCGGTGGTGATGGATATCGTTTATGTAGCATCAGCAGATGTTATCAAGACGGCCATCCCAATCTCCAGCTCCGATTACTTCTATCAGGCTATGCCGATGGAGATCCTGGAGCAAGCGTACAAGATCGAGATGCCTGTATTTCGATTATGCATCCGGTCACAAAGAATCAAATCCGATCTGATTACAGGATGGCGCGGCCACGCTAATTTACCGCCTCCTAATAGACGCGATAGGATGTGATTCGTCAAAGGCATGTGTGTTTGATCGCACACATGCTTACTATCATTTTTAACCAAATAACTACAAAGATGTACACATTACTTATCGACAATGGCCATGGATGCAATACTCCGGGCAAAAGATCGCCGTTATTAGAAGATGGCCGATCAAGACTTTTTGAGTGGGAGTTTACGCGCAGAGTAGCGCAGCGTATAGTAGAACTTGCACCGCAGTACGATATCAAGCCGGTGATACTGGTTCCTGAAGATGACGATGTGCCATTGAGCGCACGCGCAACGCGCGCGAATAATTATATAAGGAATAATCCGAGCGAAAAGTGTGTGCTAATATCTATTCACGGGAATGCAGCCGGGAATGGCAGTTCCTGGATGAATGCTCGTGGATGGGAAGCATGGACCACTATGGGGAAAACAAATAGCGACAAACTGGCAGAGCAGCTATACAACGCTGCACGCAAGTTTTTTCCTTCAGACACAAAGTTTCGGACGGATAAGGCCGATGGCGATCAGGACAAGGAGAGTAATTTCACGGTCATCTATAAAGCAATATGCCCAGCAGTACTTACGGAGAACTTTTTCTACGATAATCCTGATGACGTTAGATATATGCTATCCTTTGAGGGTATCGACGCAATCGCTCGAGCACATCTAGCCGGCACCGTTTATTATTTCACCCTGTAATTATTTTTGATTATGACAAAATACACAATCGCTGAGCGCCAGGAACTAAAGTGTAAACTGGCCGATGTAAAGTATTTCGAGCAGGATCTGCAGCTTTTCGCCAAATTGTACCCTCATCATGTGATCAATGATGAGTGCAAACGGGCTAACAAGATGAATAAAGCTGGACTTCATAGCCGTATGCTCTATGTACTGCTTACTCGAGCAACAGAAGAACAAATCATGACCAATCGAGGTCATGCCACTAAGAAAGATCAAAGCGGATTCATGAATACCGGCAAGATCAAAACTAACGTGAACGGATGGATGCAGTCTTTGCGCCGCCTCATTTCGAGACTGCAAAGCTAATCTGCTTCTCCCGGACACGTTCGATCATATCGGTATCTACATGATCCGCGTAAATAGAGGTAATACCTAGATCGTGATGGCCGGCCGCATGCATGACGGTAAGCTCATCGACGCCAGCATGTAACATATCGACTATTCCGGAATCCCGGAGACTATATACTACATACTCTTCCGGCAGATCTAGTGCATGACGCATAGCCATCCACCGGAACTGCACTGTTTTACTACCTATAGCTTTCGGTCCAGGCTGAAATCCCGCGCTAAAGAGATAGCTATTCGCATTGTGCGGATGAGCAGCTAGGTAATCGCGTATGCGCACTACCAGTTCATCACTAAGAGGCGCATGGCGCATCTTCCAACATTTCGCCTGCTCTTCCGGGATCTCGATATAGTGCTCATCGAGATGGATCTGACCGACAAGGCATCGCCGGATCTCCATCGGCCGCATGAGTGCAAAGTAAACAAGCTCGATGAAAATCAGAAATGCAGGATCCTTATCCTGGAGGTAATTGAATATAATAGTGCGCTGCTCCTGTGATATTACACGGCGTTTCTTTGTCTCATTCTTGCGTGTCTTTATAAGCTTAAAAGGATCCTCCTTGCAATAACAATGACCGATGGCCCATTCAAAGAAGAGGCGCAGCTGCTTCAGATAGTTATTATACGTTCGATTGGATACCCGGCGTACATCGCGTATATATTGCAAGAACTCCAAGGCATGCACACGGTTGAAGTCTATGATCTGACATCCGGATAGATTCTTATTTACCCATTCCTTCAGAATGCTGCATGTGCTACTATAAGATACATAGGTAGCATGGCGCACCTCTTCCTTCCGGTCCTTCAGGTACAGATCCACGATATCGGCCAATAACATATAGAACCTGGCATTATGAGTTTCGCCGATGGGAGACCAGCCGCCGGCTAACTTCACGTTAATCTGATTAGCTATCCCCTCCGCAAAACGCATGAAGTCGGCCTTGCGTTTGTAATTCTTCCGGTACTTATTTAGCTTTACGCGATGGCGTATGTATTGTTTGGTGCCTGGATTAAATACAGCATACACTACATGCACGCCGGCCGCCGTATCTTCATTTACATACGCCGGTTTATACATCGGCTGTGGCAAGCCGGTGCTCTCATTCAAACGCCATACTGGAGATGGATTTTTCTCCGGAGAAGATACTCGAGAGACTTCTTGTTGATTTTGAACATGCATTTTTTTTAATGGTAATTTTCTTTGGCGACATGCCGAAGATAACTACCATTACGCAAATGCTATTTTTTTGTGCCCGATTCGTGCCCGGTTTATCGCCTTTATTTGGCATTTGCCCTGCATTTATCGGCTTTGCGGAGAGTGAGGGATTCGAACCCCCGAGACACGGAATGCGATATCGAGGGGATAAGCGGATCTGCACTCTGAGCGTAAATAGCTATCGTAGAAGCAGTTACCTTCAGTATGTCAATTTGTCAATCCGGGCGATTTTAGCAGTGAGATGCCCGATTTATGCCCGATTTTACTACTCCTATTTTAATTGTGTACGCGCGCACTCCGATGCGCATAATGCGCACGGGAGTAAATGCGTGTGCGTACGTGCGAAAGGCACGTGTTAAAAATTCTCAGATTTTGTAACATAACATGCTTCTTATGTTATGTTTTTTTGCTATAAATATAACATATGACACTAAAGAAACGTTCTATTTCTTTCCGTTAGAAATGGCTTCCTTCAGCAATTGCATGCATTCTGCTATCTGCAGATCCTTTGCGCGCAGTTGCTCCTCGTATGATCTCCGTTGCTCTCCAAACTCCTTGATGAGCGCAGAAAGATCTCCGGATAGAACCTGAGCAGTCGAGTTCGGCCCAGTAGCCGTAGCATTCCCATTGCCTTCTATTACGACACCGGCAGCATTAACTGCATCTTTGATTCGTTTTAGCATCTGCTTTGTTATCTCCTTCGATCCAACTAGGAGCTGCGACAGATAAGTAGGAGATAGTTGGATCATCTCAGCAAACTCCTTTTGAGTTCTTACTCGTCTCTGCGATCGAGCACTGTTTAGAAGAAATAGTAATTCTTCTTGTTCTTTCGTTTTTGCATTCATAATTTATGTGTTTTTGAATAAAAAATCACTTTTTCGAACAAAAAATGAAATAATTTCTCATTTTTTTTGAAAATAATTTGCATATTTGATTTTTATTCACTACCTTTGCACCAGATTTTACGAAATCGGAAAATGACACAAAGAAAACGAACGATTTTTGTGCGCAAAGTTACGAAATTTTTCCGATATATGAAAATAAAAAAGCAACTAATTTTATTTTTTGTAAATAATATGGAAAAAGAACAGGAAAAGAACAAAGAGACAACCGCAGTGGAATTTTTGCAATCGGCCGGATTAGGAAGCACGTTTGTACCACCTCCCCCCCGTGGTTACGTTGAAGTGTTAGCTCGTGAGTTCAACGCATCAACGCGCGCGGTGTCCATGGCACTCCAAGGAGTTACGATGACACGCCAGGCAATCATGATTCGGAAGCGGTACATGGAGAAGTACATTCAGCCGTATCTGAAGTGATGGATAAGAGTCTGAATGATATCAACCAACCAACTTATTACAGCAATGAGTGTTGAATTATGGCTTCCGCCAACCAAGACAAACCCGAAGAACGGTCGCTTCATCAAGGGACATGTTCCGGCTAACAAGGGCAAGACATGGGAGGAATACATGCCTAAGCGGTCTCAGAAACGATGCGCCAAAGGTTGGAAGAATCTCGATAAACACCGACCTACCGTCCGTCCGGATACCGCCGGCAGATGCCGCAAGAAAACAGTAGTCGTTACGGACGATGGCAAGTTCCGAATCTTCCCCGATCTCAAGGAGGCAGCCGAATGGGCTGGCGGCAGAAGAGAGAACGTAGGTCGTTGCTGCAGGGAGAACATGAGCAAGAAAGTGTGCAAGCACAACTGGCGTCAGGGACAGCCCAAGGGAGCAGACCGGGTGAATACAGACCACCGCTATTTGGGGCAAAGATGGTATTTCTACGATGACCCCGATTGGTGGGATAAAGTAGGGAATCCGTAATAAGAAGAAAATAAATATTTGATTTTATATGGATATTAAAGAGCTATTACTCCTGTTGGATGTAAAAGACATATTGGATTTGCCAAGTGCAATGATGAGCAGGCTATGTGGTTCTGATACAGATTTATTCTTCCAAGCCCTTCAGTCTATCGATGGCTGGCGGTGGGATTGTGATTCATTCCAAATGTTGTATGAGAGAGAGATGAGTGAACGCAAGAATAAAAAACAAGATTTTACACCCCCAGCTGTACAGGATTTGATTGCGGAATTAGTTGGAGATTCTCATTCTGTGCACGAGCCAACAGCCGGTAATGGCGGATTGTTGATTAGAAATTGGTGGAAGGTGTCTTCTAAAACATATCCATGGAGTTACAAACCATCTCTTCATCCATTTGATTGCTGGGAGCTAAGCGACCGAAGCATTCCATTTCTACTATGTAATTTAGCAATTCGGGGCATGGTAGGTTGTGTGCACCACGGCGATGTATTGACAAAAGAGGAGTCACATCGGTATGTCTTAACAAATAGTACAGATGACGCCTTGGGGTATAGCAAAATAATTCAGGTGTTATGACATTTAATGAAGTAAAAAAAGAGTATATGCAGTCAAAGATAGATTTTGACGGAGTCAAGGAAAGTACACTTTCTGTTATTGCGACACAGTATAAATCATATATTGCGCCTATACTTGGGAATAAGGTAATAGAAGATTTTCGCTCCAGAGATCTTCAAGAATTTGTTAATACATTATTGACAGAAAAAAATCTTTCCATACATACGACTAGGGATTTAGCGTCTAGGGTTAAGAATATAATTGGATATGTTCAGTGGAAATATGAGATACCTGTTTATAAACTTGTCGTAAAATATCCACCTCGGAAGACAATCGCACAATTTGACTACGAAAAGACGTTCACGAACGATGAACAGTTAAAGATACTACGTGCTATTTCTGATAATCCTTCAATACATAATATGGCAGTTGCTTTGATTTTATTTACAGGATGTCGAATCGGAGAAATTTGTGCTTTACGATGGGAAAATTATGACCTTGGCAAAAATTCAGTCCGCGTCGAGCATACTCTCGAGCGTATCTATGATCCTTATGGAAATCGAACAAAGATCGTTATACAAGCCGCTAAGACTGCTACATCACGGAGAGAGATACCCCTTCCTGACATTTTGAAATCATGGATGCAATCTCAGCAGTGCGTGAATTTGCCTCACTGGTTTATTGCATCGGGTAGTCATAAGCCTGTAGAACCCAGACTTATGCGTACATACTATTATAGGTTGCTTGCAGATGCAGGTGTACGGCCTCTATCCCCCCATAAAATGAGGCACACATTCGCCTCTAACTTGATAGCATCCGGTGGCGACATTAAAACCGTGAGTACTTTGTTAGGGCACGCAGATACTTCTATTACACTGGACATATACACCCATATCGATCTATCCAAGAAGAAAAATGTGATAGATAGTTTTTGGGGGCGGACAAAGAAGAAAGAGAAAAAACAATCGACACTAACGATATTGCAGGAAAGGACTGCATCTTTATGATCTTTGAAAGGTACGGAGTTAGGGGATGAGTAAGGATTCCCTGGAATAAGGCTGCCGGTGGTTGTGCCTCGAATAAGGAGAGGCTGATAACTATAGTAGCGCGGATAAAGCAGTGAAGGTCCTGCATGGAAAATTTGCCGCCGACCGCGTCGCACTTCTGAATACCGCGAACCGCCACCGGATGGGTGCACATCAGCCATGGTTGGATTAAAGCCCTGCGCCATGGTGCGCGAACCGCCCATCGGTCAAATTGAGAGATTGGTTGCAGCACGAAACGCCCGGCTCGCTCCGTGCCGATTTTATTATCGAGGTTGGCTCGCTATTAAGACGCGGGAGGCTTGCTACAGGCAGGGTCGGCAACACGCCCTGTGGTTTCTCGGCTTCTGGTACCCGCCTCGATGACCCACAACGGAGGTGCTACCGTTCAAAGAGCACGGCGATCTTTATAGTAACCCCATTTAATTGTTTAACTTATAAAACATGCTGAAAGGACAGCATATCGGTGAAAGTCCGATCATCGCACCAAGCTCAAAGCTAGTTGAAGAAGCCAAACAAAAGGAATGGGGAGGTAAATTAAACATTTTATTTTAGTGCTCTGATGCCGTGACGGATAGGAGCACAGCACCGCGGGATAGAGCAGTGGTTTAGCTCGTCAGGTTGACGACCTGAAGGTCGGAGGTTCGATTCCTTCTCCCGCCACTATTAGAAAATTGATGGAAGAGCAGACTAACATAGAAGAAGTAGATCTTAGCAAATACCGGTTCGACGGTAGCTGGGATTGGTACCGAGAGATGAGTGATAAGTACGGAGAGAGAGATGCGCTCCGGATGTGTACTTATCTCGAGGGGATGGCCGGCCGGTTGAAGGTTGGCGGGTATATAGACATTCCGAAGCTGGTAACGAATCCGGAGAAGCTTGGATTAGCAGTTAAGATCGCATGTGTAGTAGCCGCATCGGCAACGAAACTTGAAAATGGTCCATTCTTTGAGATGAATAAGACATACACCAGGTTAATCAGAGTAGCTTAATCTAATATCTATATGGATAAGATAGTATTTACCATCCAAAAAGGCCTTCCCATTACAGAGGAAGACTGCAGAGTAGATGCATCAGAACTGCATATACATATCTGCTTTGATAGAGTGCAAGGTTTAGCGAGTGACATATGCGACTACCTCAATAATTTCGCCGGTCTGAATGGCGGCGCTGTCGGTTGGGAGACAGACGAGAAAACAGATCGGTGCATCGTGGATATCGCTATGGCTGAAGGTGAGACCGACGAGCGTAGAGCGATTGATATGGTGAGCAATGGGATGCATATGTTCATTCTGACAAGGAAGATCAATTCAAAAGTTAACAACATCTATCCGAAGACATGTTAGTACTGAATATATATGTGAAGCCGTACTTGGCCGAGTACGCCCGGCAGAAGTATCCAAGTCCGATCAAGGACGTGGCGCAATTCCCTGCAGCATCGCTTGTGAATCACGCCATAGCTAATAGTCTGATCAAGAAGCCGGCTATACCCGCTGAGAATAAAGGCAACCTTCTTGTGATGGTTAATGAGAAGATCTGCAATCTAAAAGATCTCGAGACTAATAACTATCTGAATTTCGAAGGTGAGAATAATGTGGGCGAGAAGCTGCTGTTAGATTTCGACATGTTTCTGCATAGCTTCATGGATCACATGCGATATCATCACGGCGTGGATTATAAGGATTCCGCACAGATGTTTGTTAAGAAGCACCACCTGGCCGGCAAGGTTACTCCGGAAGCGTTACTTAAGAAGCATGTGCGTTGGAAAAAGAAGATCACGAAATATCGTACTGAAGGCGTACAGCTGAAGATGAATTTTGACAAATAACTATATCCCATGGCAAAAAAATTTACATACAAACGCAAGTCGATCTCTCGAGAAGATCACCAGGACGTAAAGCCGTGTTGCGGTAATTGCGACCTGATGGATATGTATATTACCACTCGTGAGGCGCAGACGTTTACAGAAGGAGGATCCAGAGCTGCATTCAAGAATGAACGTGGCGAGATTATCGGTTGCGATGGCGACCGCTGGAAGACATTCTGCGTAAGGACGGGTGCAACCGTGCGCGCAGATGGCTACTGCAAAAATCACGTGTGGGCCAAAGAGATATGGGTAAAACCAGACGAAGAGACGACATTATGCTAAGTGAAGATCTAATTGAAAGAGTCAAGTCTGCTAATCCAATAGAGGATGTAGTGGCCGAATACCAATCCCTATCCAAGCGAGGTGCAAATCTATGGGGATTGTGCCCATTCCATTCTGACCGGCATCCGTCGATGAGCGTTAGTCCATCGCGCGGTATATTCAAGTGTTTCGTATGTGGAGAAGGCGGTAATGCCCTGAAGTACGTGCAGCAAGTCGAAGGTATAACCTTTGTCGAGGCCGTGCGTATGTTAGCCGCAAGGAAAAATATCGAGATCCCGGAGGACATGGAAGAGAGCCCGGAAGAAAAGAAGCGCAGGTTAGAGCGTGAGAAGTTGATCCGGGATAACGAACAAAGGCAGAATGAGTATGAACGCGCCGGCGAGTCTGTACAAAGCTTCAGCGACTACCTGGAGAAGCGCAGCATATCGAGAGAGGCAGCCAAGGCATTCGGTCTGGGATGGTGTAGCGCCGGTGAGTTCCGGAACCGTATCACCTATCCGTTCTATAGTCAGAGCGGCGTGGTGGTAGGATGGACCGCCCGGACATTGGATCCGAACGAGCGCGCCAAATATAAGAATAGCGCAGAGAGCGTGCTGTTTAAGAAGGACAGCCTGCTATTCGGTTTGCGCCAGGCATCAAAAGATATTCAACATGAGAAATGCGTATATATCGTAGAAGGTCAAAATGACGTCATCCGGATGTGGATGTGCGGCTTCCGGAATACAGTAGCCGGCAGCGGTACAGCTTTCGGCGAAAAGCAAGTGCAGCTGCTTAGGCGTTATTGCGATGAGGCTATACTAATGTACGACGGCGACAATGCCGGCCAGGCTGCTACTCTGAAGAGCATGAAGCTTCTACTAAAGGGAGGCTTCAAGGTGAAGGTGGTAACACTTCCGATAAATGAAGATCCGGATAGCTGGTTACTGCACGTCGAACAAAGCAAGGCTGAAGATACTACACTGGCCATGATAGTAGCCAACCGGACCAAGCCTTGGTCGGAATACCTGAGCACTATCTATCCGATGAGTGAGGATCCTGCTGAGATGAGTAAGCACGTCGAGCAGATAGCATGTATGATTGCTTGCGTACCGGAGGATATCTATCGCAAGAAGCTGATCAATAACCTGGCATACAGCTATCAGGTTGAATCCGGAGACATACGCAGCATCGTGAATAAGAATCGCGTAGCTGAAGACGATTGGAAGGGCGACCTGTATGGCATTGATGATGCTGAAGATCTCCGGAAGGTTTATGGTAATAATCTGATACTCACCTTCAGCAAAGACTACTTCTTCCAGCATGTCGATGAGGCGCCCACTATCCTATGGGTAGGAGGCACGAATAAGAACGCCGTCCAGAAGCTACGTGCGTGGGAGTCGATCATGGTACGCAAAGAGGAGCTGACAGGCGATAGTGACGATGACCAGGAACCGGTGACGCTGCAGGTGGTCAAGTCGATTCACGGTGACGGTTTGCGCGTGAGGGTGAGCATTCCGGATACAGACGATGACGGCGCCAAGATAGAGCGCATCAGTGGATTTACAGAGTGGTATCTGAGCCGGCGTACTGACGCGATGACCGATGACATGACGAGTGACGAGCGCGCAGATATCATCAGACAGTGTATGCGCGTCATCGCAGACAGCGACGCCACCACTCGAGAGGTGAATAACGCAGAGTTCCGGAAGCTGCTACGTTTGCCGGCCGCCAGCTATAACAAACTGCTTAATGAGATCTTAGGCAGCAAGAAAGATAGGCGCGAGGCGGAACGGAGGCGTGCCAATCTGAGCGATAAGATCGCTACGATCAATAATCTATACGATGTGCCCGAATACGTTAAGGAAAACGATATTTGGAACAAGTACTATGAGCAGTATGGTTTCTTTCCGCTACTTAGCCAGCCCAAAGAAGGAGAAGAGCCGCATCCGGTAGCTTATGTGTTCAAGAATGACAAAGGCGGCGGCCACATGGTAGTGAGTGACTTCTATATGGAAGCACTGTTATTCGTGGACCCGGCCACCGATCACAGTAAGCGCGTGATCCGGTTGAATCACATGTACGGAGGCACTCAGTATGTAGAGTGGCCATCCGATGCATTTGTCAGCCTGCAGGATATGAAGAAGAGACTATTTGGCGCCGGCGCATATAACTTCAACGGTACACCGCAACAATGGGATAAGATTCGCCAGGTGCTTAGCTACAACTTCATCGATTGCTATGAGGCTCGCGTATTCGGATGGCAGCCGGAAGGCTTTTTGATGTTACCGAATGCCGTCTATTATCCGGATAAGGATGGGGAGTGGAAGTTAGAGTACACTGATAACTTGGGTGTAGCCGAAGTGAACAATATACGCCTGTACAGCCCAGCATCATCGAGTATCCGGTTAGGTGGGCGTAAGGAGGATAATCCATACGAGCAGGACGAGTACGCTTTTTTTCTCGAGCCGCAGGAAAAGGATCGCATGGAGTTCACTGAGTGGGCCGGGCTCATGGATCGCGTATTCCAGGTGAATGAAAACGGCAAGTGGGCCGTGATCTTTGCCATCGCGTGCAGCTTTCGAGATCTGATATACAGCATCGTGGGCAGTTTTACTGCATTATGTTTCGCCGGTCCTACAGGATCCGGTAAGACAGAGCTCGCGTATGGCATTCGTGGATTATGGATGAGGCGAGATGCAGCTGTTTTTAACTTAAACAGCGGATCTGATGCAGCCTTCTTTATTGTGCTCGAGCACTTCCGGAATATGCCGGTAATCATGGAGGAGTATAACGATAACGGTATATCGCAGGTCAAGTTCCAAGGTCTGAAGAGTGCCGTATATGATGATAAAGGCCGTACCAAGGTTAAAGATATCGCAAACAAGAGCCTCGATACCAGCAAGACGAACGCAGCGCCGATTCTATTAGGCCAGGACACACCACAACAGGATGACGGATCGCTGAGTAACCGTGTGATCATCTGTGAGGTCCATAAGAAAGAGGAAGGTTTCGATAAGATCGACAGCGAGCTATTCGAGAAGCTGAAGAGACAGGCAGATTTAGGCATGGGTAATATCCTGTGTGATATCATCCGGCAGCGCCCGGTCTTTGAGCGCCATTTCAAGCGGTATTTTAATGAAGAGGTAGCCCGGATGAAAGAAGACGTGTGGGATTCGGCCACTAACAAGGACGGTCTGGAGCGCGTCATCCGGTCTGTCGCAATTCTATCGGCCACAAGTCGTCTCGTAGGAGAGCAATGCGATATCCGTCTGCCATGGGAGCATAAGCACTTCTACGAGATGGCTATTTCGAAGGTCCTTTCTCAAATGGAGAATATATCGACTACCAGCAAACTTGGTAATTTCTTCTACAGTCTCAATACGCAGCTGAGTATTGGTACAGTTATCGCCGGTCGTGAGTTCAAGATCGACGAGTGTACCACTAATGTGCTAACATATAAGAGCAACAAGAAGGAAAAGAGTGTAGAGGTTGGTGTGGGATGCAAGATCCTGTACATTGCATTTGAGTCTGCCTATCGCGCATACGCCAAGGATGTGACCGGCAAGGATGCTCTAAGCAAGCAGACTCTGACAAACTACTTCCGAAGTCATAGCGCATATATCGGATCCATCGACACCACCCGCTTCTCGTGGGACGCCCTGGATGCCGACAAGCGCACGATGGTAAAGCATAAAACATCTACCAGTGCATATATGTTTAAGTACGATATCCTATGCGAGCAGCTGAATGGTATCGACTTTGAGCGGATAGTAAGCGCAGTAGATGATAACACGGAAACTGCAGCTCCTACAACGTCTGCAGAGCCGGCTAAGAATAACGAACCGGAGATAGACGGTATTGATCCGAATAAGGATCCGTTTGCATGATATTCCAAATCAATATAAATCAAAACACTTAAAAATAACACACTTATGGCAGCAAAAGATTATGTATTTGTAACAGGTTGGCGGGATGCTTACCTGGCGAAAAAGAAAAAATCCAACTCTCCGACGATGAGCGCAGATCGCAGAATCATCGAAGGCAATGAGATTATAGGACTCTTCGAGTTCTATCTCCGGAAGCAATGCAGTGAATCTGGAAAGAGTACTTTTACCTTCACCAATTCAGATGGTAAGAAGTTGTTTGAAGCTACATTATTGGATAAGAAGGAGGAATGAGTATGAAAACAGTAAATCACCCGTTAGTACACGACGGAGGACGTACTAAGGCAAAATGCTTGCTCTATCTGGAGTATGCGCCATCAGTCACCAAACAAAGGAATGTGGTGGTATTTGTGTATAATGGAGTGCCATACGTCTATGTTATGGCACCCTATAACCGCACTGATTATGCTAAAAAAGAGGATATCGACAAAGCATATAGAGAGTATGTACAGGATCTGCATAATAGATGCACCCCTTGCGATTCTATAGAAGAAGCTTTTGAAAAAGCAATAAATGAGTTTAGAGCTCTAATAAATAAGAAGGAGAAGTGATTATGGCTAAGGCAGAACACAAAGAGGGGTTTGAGTTTATAGATTCCGACGGCGACTTTTTAGGTCAACATGAGTCTATATGGATAACTCTTCCTATATATGAATTATCCACTGCAAGTATAGGAGAGGTTGGGCAAGAATTATTAGGATGGCAAAAAGTAGATGCAGTTTTTGCCAATACTATTATGTGTAGAAAGGCCTATCATCAAAAGGGCAAATGCGGATGGTATCAAAGGAAGATCGCATATATCAAATACCATATCATAGGGCACGACATTAAGCCGGGAGAGGCTATTAGGATGATATACGAGATCATTGATCATATCGACTTTCAGAGACAACAAAAGGGAGAAGTCCCATTCTAAAATGGAGGCGCAGCTATGACGCAGATTAAATTACAGAACAATATTCTGGAGTTAGCAGTTACATACCACTGGTATGATGAGATAGAGTCCTGTCGCAAGAAAGAGGAGTACCGGGATGACACACCATACTACCGGAAGCGCCTAATGTGCCCCTATTCGAGCTACGATGTATGGAAACACTATGATGCCATCCGATTTCGACGCGGAAGATTCGGAAAGAAGACGATGCTTGTAACGCATGAAGGTACGCGCCTTGGATTCGGTAATCCGGAATGGGGAGCGCCGAAAGATAGAAAGGTTTTTTGTCTTATGTTAGGCAACATTATTCATAAGGAGGGATAACAATGAAGATCATAATAGAAAATCTATCGCCGTTTGAGCCGCAATGGATATCGCGCGTTATAGCACATTTTCCCTTTGATACGGATCTGGAGTATCCGGAGAAAAGGTTATATGAGATACGAAGTACTATACTTACCTATCTCTGGGAGTTTCGTTTTAAGTATCGCAATACTGATCGAATGTTACATAACATGTCGCATATTATTGAGCAAGACAGGCTGATTACTGTAGTGACTCCAACAAGAGGTGTGCTTATGCTCGCCGTCATCTTTAGCAAAGAAGAGCCGAAAGAAGGTGTATGCGCAGTATGTGGATGTAGTGATTATAATGCCTGCTATCACCCGGATCATGGTTCATGCTGGTGGGTAGATAAGCGCCATTTGCTATGCAGCCATTGCGCCTGCTCTGATATATCAAAGGATCCACGAACGGAGCATAAAGTAAGAGGATGAAATATGGCTACACAGCAGTCTATATTATTCCCGGATACAAGACACACGTTTGCTGATTTTTTCTGCGGATGTGGAGGTTTGTCTTTAGGATTTATCCAGGCCGGTCTGAAATGTGTTTCAGCAATGGATATCGCTCCGGAACCTATTGCGACTTACTGGTATAATCTATGCTATAAGACATGGAGTCATCTATGGGTGCATCCTGAGAACGAAAGAGCTATTAAATCTCTCAAAAAACACATGACAGACGGCGAGACCAGTAACTACTTATTTCCAAAAGGAGTGCCGGATAACTGGTTGACAGTTGAAGATCCAATGCCATGTCTTAATTTATTTTGCTATTCGATTATGGATTTAGAACCTGAGCAATGGATGGAACTATGCGGTGTGAGGCCTGGAGATATTCGGATCTTTGCCGGCGGTCCTCCTTGCCAGGGATTTTCCACTGCCAATTCCAATCGAAGTATATACGACGAAAGGAACCAACTCCCGCTGCGTTACCTGTATTATGCCAAAGTTTGCAAACCGGATTACATACTGATAGAGAATGTGCCGGGACTTGTAACACTTGGCAAGAAAAAGGGTGACAAACATGGTCCGTTTGTGGATTGGATAGCAGAAGCCTTTGATGATGCCGGATATAACATGAGCTGGAATATCCACAATGCCGCTGATTATGGCGTACCGCAAAAACGAGAGAGAGTGCTTTTCCTCGGAGCGCGAAAGGGATTGTCTATACCCCCGATTATAGCCGGTAATTACGGAGATGGCCCGGGAAAGATACCATATCAGACCGTCATGGAAGCCATCGGCCATCTCCCTGCCGTGAAAGCAGGGGATAAATGGGATAACAATCCGCATCCTTACGGATATAATCACAGAGAAGGTTACGTAATTTGTCCGGAGTGCCTGGAATACAACAAGGAAGAACGCGAAACTTGTATCCATTGTGGTTGCAGTCTTGCAAATCCAATTAGAGGGGGAGTACTACAATTCCCCGGATTAGGATTATTGTTGGATTGCCAAAAGCCTATTGACAATGACGAATTATACAAAATCCATATACCACCAGAGATGGTATATCCTGAAATGAAAAAGCGGAAATGAAGACTCAATTACAAAATACGCTCGAGATGCTGGAGGCAAAGCAGCATCGCAGGAAGGAAAAATCACCGGAAGCGCTACCAGTATATTACGGATGGGCAAAGCTCAATAAGGTAATGAAGCGGGAGGCGCTGATGGTGATTTTCCTGAATGACCGGCCGGGGCCGCGTATAGGCAAAGACGGATACGACGGTGTAACGAAATGGATCGTGCCGGTGTATAAGCGGATCCAGACAGCTGAAGAGATGGCCGATGCCAAAGAATGCAATCGGATGTACAGCGCATACAGCCTGTTTATGGATGATAGGCAGTTCCATGGTAGCCTGCAGGCGATATTAGATGCCAATAATGAATCTGACCGCAACCATGTATCTGAAGAAGAACGTCTGAAGATAGCTGAAGAACTTAGGAAGGCATATATGGACGGCCATCCTCATTACAAAGATCACGGAATAATGCAAACGTCAATACATTTTGAATGATATGAATTTTTGGTTTGGAAAACGGATATCGCTCGTCGATAAGGTTATCGAGAAAGCGAAAGAGATGGGTGAAGGTGTAGAACTGACATGCTGCACTTTCGAGATGCCGCAAGCTGCAGGTGTGAAATTGAACCGCGCAGTGGCCGATGGCATTCTGAGTCATGTAACGGTCTATATGGAAGGTGGCCACAGGCGCAAAAAGAACTGGGTGCAAGCGATGATCAAAATGGGATGGACCATTTATAATATACCGATGCACGCTAAAGTAGCTATCCTGGAGAAAGCCGGAAGGAGTGAAGAAATGAATGTTTTTCTGAGCAGTAACAACTGGCAGGCCGGCGGTAATCACGAGTTTATAGAGTTGATCGACGATTTTGATTCGTGCATGACGATCAAGCTCCGGATGTGGGATGCCTTAAAGGATCTGAAACCGGTTGATCCTGTATGATAACACATATTTCTGACGAAAAATTTGGATATTTCATAAAAATGCAGTACCTTTGTTCTAAAAGTACTGCATTATGATTTATGGTTATGTACGCGTGAGTTCCGACAAGCAGACCGTCGAGAACCAGCGATTTGAGATTGAGAGGTTCTGCAAGAATGAGCAACTGATTATTGACGGATGGATCGAGGAAACGATCTCCGGTACCAAGAACTATCACAAGCGGCAATTAGGAGTGCTCTTGGATCAGGTAACGAAAGAAGATATTATCATCTGCTCCGAGCTATCGAGATTAGGCCGCAATCTGTTTATGATCATGGAGATCCTGAATCTATGTATGCTGAAAGAGTGCAAAGTATGGACCATCAAAGATCATTACCGGTTAGGCGAGGATATCCAGAGCAAAGTATTAGCATTTGCTTTCGGTCTGGCCGCTGAGATCGAGCGCAACCTGATCAGCCAGCGAACCAAGGACGCCTTGGCACGCAAGAAAGCTGAAGGAGTGAAATTAGGACGCCCGTCCGGAGTACAGAATAAAGAAGACATGCTGAAGCCATATAAGTATAAATCTAAAATATGTGCGATGCGCAATGCCGGCCATAGTTTCGCATTCATAGCCAAGAAAGTGCATTTGGATCGTGACACAGTGCGCACATACTATCATCGGTATTGCAGGGACTGAGAAGTGTGTCTTTTGCCATTTGGCAAAATTGTAGTACCTTTGCATCGCAATAGAAAATATACAGCTATGACCAATCCATTCAACAGTGAGAATTTCCAAGAGGAAATGAAGCCGAAGCTTAGTATGGCATTCAAGGCACTCGAATATGAGAATATCGAGAGCTCTATCCAGAAGGCTTGCGTAGAGATGAGCGATAAGTTAGGCAGCGAGACCTACGAAGCTATTTGCGCCAAGCCGGAACCGACGCCGGATCCGGAACCGACTCCGGAAGAGGCTACAGATTCCGGTGTGAAGACCGAAGCACTCGATTACCTGCAGCGGGCTATTCTGCATTTCGCCCTGTACCACCATATTATCTATCTGATCGCCAATGTAAGCAATGACGGCGTGACAGTTACCAAGTCCGATGACAAAACCACCATCTACAAGTATCAGCAGGACCAGTTAGAGGAAAACCTGATCGCCGATGCCTGGTTCTGGTTGAACCGTCTGATCAAGCTGCTTAATGACAATCCGGAAGAGTTTCCGAGTTGGAAAGATAGCGATGCACACAAACAGATGGAGTATCTACCTGTAAGTTTGTCTGATTTCGAGCGCTATACCGGTGTGAGTGATCCCACTTTCCTGTTATATGCCGGATGGATAGTACGTGAGGTTTACCGAGAGTGCATAAAGAGCCGGACGAAGGACGCTTCCCTGAGCGAAGTCCAGAAACAAGCAATATGCTATGACGTTATGGCCCGCGCATGCCGCCGTCTGGCCTTCCATGCGCTCCCATCACCTATCCGGATAGATATTAACAATGAGATGGGTAAGAATCACGCCGCGCAGGCAGATACTACCATCCGTGAAAAGGTGGCCGGCGTATTTGCCGAGAAAGCAGCTGCATACTGGAAGGCCGTTGATGCAGAGCTGGAGATGAAGAAGGAAGAGCAAACAGCTACATATAAATCCACACGCCAGGTTAGTGAGCGTGATAAATTTGCAGTCTCATGAAACGCATAAAGACCTCCGGTAAAGATTTACTCCTTCCTGAAGACTGGATGGAGTTACCAGAAAAGCAACGCCGCAAAGGATTCGAGCTGTTAGCCGCCGTAATGGCCGGCGCGATGGATCCGTTTGAATGGCAGTTATATATGTTGTTTGAGATCACCGGCTATAAGCCATCGAGAGCTACACGCCGCGCGCTATCCGGATATAAGCAGCATACCGTCCGTGACACGGTCATCGAGAACTTGCGCCGGTTGGCCGAGTGTCTGGATTTCGCCTTCAGCATAGAGGATAACGAGGTTAAGATCAAATATGAGATGCACGATTGCCCGTTTGAACTGTTTGAAGGCAAAGGTGTGCAGCCTCATTTTATCCGGGACCGCCTCATCGAGACTAATCTAACCGCCGGCGTCTATGCAGAAGCCACGCAGATCCTGTCTATGATCAATGACACGGACAATGACGATGAGGACCGGTTATATTACATGTCCAAACTAGCAAAAACACTATGGCACGTGGAGATGAACGCCCGCGTGTCCGAGCCCACTCCGGTTGAGCTATTGGCTGTGACGGTGTGGTTCACCGGAGTGGCTCTGTTTTTTCAGGATCACGAAATATACAGTGTGCTTTTCGATGCCGTCAATTCCGATAAAGCCAAGTCTGAAGACTATATCTCATTAGGTGTACAGGAGATCATCCTGGAGCTGGAGACAGCCGGTCATCGAGACGTGAGAAATATGGGATTGCTCGATTTCTTCGATGCGCAAGTAAAACTGCTGAAGGACCGTATAGCAGACGCCAAGTCCGGAGGATCTTCTGTCGCTGATATCGTGAAGAAAACCGGGCTTTCCATCAATACTATTACCCGTTTATCGTAAATAATACAGATCTATGGATTTAGTAGAATTATATCGTTATTTTGCCAAGTTCGTACCGCTGGATGTGCTCAAAAAAAACTACATCAAATCCGGTAACGAAAAAGATGCCGCGCAGATCCATGCAGAAGTAATGGCCGACGAGAGTGACCGCCGTATAGCTTCTATCGGTGATTTCATTTTTATCGGTGATTCGGATTTCGTGCTGCAGAAACTACGTAACAGTAACAAACAGATCTTCATGGTTGATTCCGACAAGATCAATTACACGCCAGGAGTGGACGATGGATCTCAGATGTCATTAGGTATTAGTATCTGTGAACACTATAACCGGTCCAATACGGATGTAGTAAGTGAGTTGGCCACGCAGAACCGGTGTCTGGAGACGCTAAAGAAGATCTGCAGAGCCATATCGGCCGATGCTGAAAATGAGTGCTTACTCGGAATGCATCTGGAGGGAGATTTTGAGATACATTTTTTGGATGCCAAAGCCCTTAATGGTCTTATCGGCTATACGGCATTCTTTACCTTTATAGCAAGTGATTATGAACAAGCAACAACTAATTAACCAACAGACCATCGTAGCTGAAGGTCTGAAGAGTGCCGGCGACAAACACGCCATTATGGAGTATTTAGCCATGGTAGGTCAGGATTTCCATCCTACCATGCTAAGCCAAGAATATCTGATAGCCGGTTGCATCAGCCGCACGGTATTCAGAGTCAGTTTTGATCAGGAAGGATTGATCCGGATAGCCGGTGACAGTCAGAGTATGATTATGAAGGGAGTTATCAGCCTTATGGCCGATGCTCTTAATGATTGTGATGCAGAGACGATCAAAGAGGTTGGAATTACCTGGGTCGAGTCTGTAGGTTTAATGGATATGCTAACGCCGCAACGCCAAGGCGCTATCCGTCAGATGGCCGAGCGGATTTACCGGGCATGTGATCAATGGTTACAGAAGGCGTAGTCAAACATGAGTTTATCGTCCAGACGATTCAGTGGGGTCTCGATAAATTGCGCCGTGCGCAGCTCGAGCAACTGAATGCCAAGCGATCACCTATCGAGGATTCCGGATTTAACTGGGATGCCCTGGTAAGCGGAGTGGCCGGCCGTCAGGATGGTGTAATAGGCAGCAACGGCCGGTATCGGATAGTGCTGCCTATCGACATACGCCTACGTTTCGCCGATATGAAACGCCTGGGCGGCAAGAAAGGTCCTAACGCAGCGGTGTACAACCGTCCTACATGGGGAGTATTTTTCGGTAGGGATGACAGTGTACGCACACGCCTCCGGACGGGCATAAGCGAAGCTATACGCGAGTCCATACTAACCAACTTGCGCCAGGCTATAGAACAAAAGCCCTGACAGACGGCTTAAAGTCTGTTACCGGTGAGATTTATGGTTAAGTTATTAAGAAAACAGCTCGTCGTGAGACGGGCTGTTTCGTTTACTATAAGTTTACTATAAAGTTTACTTTATGCCGGTGAATCCTGCATAGCCTCCGGACAGATCATGGTGATCGGCCACATTGAGGTACTTTTTCGAAAACTCCCCCCATAGAAGGTACATCAATGCTGAAGCTATCTGAGTGGATCCGAAAGCCTGCTCTTCAAACGGCTTTTTCTCCGAGCTCTTATCCAACTCCACTTCACCGCCTGTACGCTTCAGAGGTGAGTTATAGATGGATGATATCAGGGCCTCACATTCATTTTCGTCTATCCGGATCTTAATCACCGGAATGCCGTGCACCTGGTAATCATCTTTTCCGGAGAAGAGACGCGATAACAGATGCAGATGCTGTTTATAGTAGATGGTAGGCTGGCCGAGTGACATCAGATCCACATTCCATCCTCTTTGCTCGAGCTCCATACGCAAGGTTTGTGCATCGGTATCCGATTCATCGCCGAATGCCTGTTTATACTTTTTCCATTGCGGATCCCGCTGGTTGCCGGCGCGGTCATAATGAAGGAAGATCTGTTTATTACGCATCGGCGCAAAGAAGTTCTGGAATAAGTACGCTAATTGTGGCTGTTGTTCAGGCCACCATGTATAGATATCCTTCAGTACATGGAATACCGTACGATCTTCGTTATACTGACCGATGACCATAGAGGTGAACGGTCCCGGATCGTAACCGATATACAACGGTGCATCGAGATTGCAGTTTTTCATATCCGCACAGGTGAAATTCGCCTCTTCTCCTATCGAGAGTGATTCTATACGCTCCAGTTTATAGGTATCTGATTCGATATACTTCAGTCCAAAATTACCGAAGAACATATCTTTGACGCGATTTTCACGCACGGCAAAGATAGAGGTATTCAGAGACGCTTTATCCAAGGTGCCTTCCATCTGCTTTTGGATGTAGTCTGTACCAAGGATCTTGATATTACTGAATGATGACGCCCGGAGATAATAGACCGTACCACGCCGCAACTGGGTAAGCATCGCTTCTATCCGCCTGCAGTAATTCGTGAGCTTCCGGATGGCCGCTTCATCATTACGCAGTTGTGCATTCTCCAGGAGATAGTACCGGTGATCGAGCTCGAGCGCGATAGCCTGAATCGTACGGATCTTTTCCGGATCCACTTTTTGCTCATACTTCAGGAACCAATCCTGATCTGTTTCTATATTCGGAGTGGATGTAGTACCGGTAGTGCCCATGAAATAAGGCGAATCGTAGAAGCACGTCGATTTGGAACGCATCGCCGGCCGTACATTCTCATCCACTACACGCTGCTTGATATGCAGCATCTCATCCATGTATAAGTGAGCTATATTCTTACCGTTTGCACGCTCCGGTCGCTCACAGCTGACAAATTGGATCACGGTACCATTTACAAATGATATCGTGTTTTTCCAGTCTGTAATGAGTGTACGACATGGTTTGAAGTGTGCCGGCGGCCGCTTACCGATGCTGTAATACATATCCTCTTCATAGTGATCGGTAAAGAACTCCATGATACCGGGCACCAGGTTCTCGAATATAGATTTGTAGGTAGAAGCCAAAAACAACTGTACAGATCCCGGCATACTATTTTGTACACGGTCTATACGAGGTCCGAGGATGTGGGTAGTTTTACCGGATCCACGGCCTAACTCGAAATACATATCCTGAGTATCGGCCAATAGAGCCAGTGTTTGTACTGCAGAATAGTACTGCTCGTCGAAATGCTCTTTATTGATTACCCGTTTCTTCATAGTCGATATCCTCTATGCCGGCTTCCATCTCCAGCTCATTCAGTACCCGTTCCTTATCCTTATTCGACAGGCCCGATTCCTCTATCAGCTGTTTGCCACGCGCTAACAGTTCGCGCATACCGGATCCGCCCAATCCGAGGCGTGCAGCCTGTACGTCCGGAGATACTAACATCCGTTTGTATTTGATACGCTCCGGATCCACGCGACCCGCAGCGGCTTTCGTGCGGTACTCACATGCAATCTCGTATGACCGTCTGGCCGCCTCCAGTTCTCCATTCTTCTCGCACAGGCTACCGAGCCGGTCCATCTTATCGGCATAGAACTCCAGCCATTCCTCCGGGCATGTATCCATCTGAGAGTGTACATAGGATATGCTTTCGGATATACGACGCCGTGCAGTACGCAGGCTGATAGTAGGGAACTCCTTCTGCAGCTGCATGGCCGCACTCATGATTGTACCATCCGAATCCGGGCTGCTGAAGATCTCGTATGCTCGAGATATCTGCAGTATGACATCCGCTAACTCCTTAGAGGCTCCTCCAAGCTGCTGACCATTCGTCTGTTTGATGAGACTTACGGTTTTAGGATCCAAATTTCTTATTTGCTCGATGTTAGTTGCCATATTGTTGAAATTGTTAATAACCTGTTAATAACTGGGCAAAATCATATATCCGTCATTTTCCGGATCGTGTCATCCACGCGAGCGAACCAGCGTGCGCGGACTTCGGAAGCAAACACATGTGTCTGTTTTTTTTACTCCGGAGGCCCCGGGCACTGATATAGTGACGTTTATACATTCTGCACATGGCCACTGATAGCCGAAATTTACAATTTTTCCGCAAGGATTTGTCTTTTTATCGTTAAACTATCGCCTCAAAGGCCTGTTATCCATCCACTATAATTGTTCCACGGTCATTTTCGCGCGCACGCACACACGCTCATATCATACACACACATGCGCAGGCGCGAGGCCAAAAGACGCGATTTTTTTTGAAAAAAATTTCCAAAAATCCACTCCTACACTCCTACACTCCTACAAAATGCATTTTTGCGTCTTTCGGCAATCCCTATTATTATATATATAAATTATTCATTTTCAATATAATATATATAAGAATAGCGCTATTATTGGCTTTGTTAATTTTTGTAGGAGTGCGTTGGAAATTGTAGGAGTATGTAGGAGTGACATATTTCGACGCTGTAGGAGTTGTAGGAGTGTAGGAGTACCCTCCACCTACATTGTAGGAGTGTTTTTTGGCTACTCCTACCAAATTTGAAAATCAAAAATCGCTGATTTTAAGCACTTTACATTTTCCGACACCCGGCCTTGTAGGAGTGTAGGAGTGTAGGAGTGGAAAAATCGAAAAATTTTTGAAAACACAAATTTTTTGCAAAATCGCGTCTTTTTGTCACTACCGGCTATCCTACAGGCTGCTTTTCGGTGATCCGATCCGAAGGCGTAGTGTCCTGCTGTTTTACCGGTACTTCGATCCTAAAACCGAGCTTTATATTTTGTTCCACGGCGTGCGGGAAGTTGAGTTGTATGGCCCGGTTGATCTCCCGGCATACGAACTTCTCCGGATACGAAAGCGCATTCAGATAGACCACGTAGTTATAATAGACATCGGCGCCGGATTTGGAGATCACGCCGTCATTCTCCACATTGGTAATACTGGAGTTGATGCCGATACCGGCGAGAGTGACCTGATCGGCGCGTTTGTCGTAGCTGATGACCGAATCGAAATAATCCTTGAACTTGGACGGGAACTCCACAAACTCCCAGCCTTCCTGACCGACCTTGGTAGTAGCATACAGTTTGCCCTGGTTCTTACCTTCTCCGGATAAGAGGCTGGTGATCTTCTCCAGCTCATTGGCTATCAGATCATCCACCATATTCTGGTTGAAGGCGTACGGTACTTTCTTCTCCGGATCCACGAGTTTCACGCCGCGGTACTCAGGAACCCATTTCGCTTCCGTAGAGCTAACATTCTGACTGCAGAGACTTTTCAGGATATCCGAATGGATCTGTATCCACGCTTGCGGGATCTTCACATGCACATGTGCGTTAAGAGCATTCTTCAGATAGCTATTCAGATACTTAGGTGTGAGGTTGGACGCCTTCACCCACTCACGAAGACCGGCGAACCACTCATTATAGGCATACACCCATTTGCCGAATGATTTGGAGCTGTTAAAGGCAATCGCATTCGGGTACTTGAACGGCTCTGCAGGATCCAGCCGGTTATAGATCTCGAAATCCATTCCGTTCGAGCGCAGCATCCAGTCTCCGACCGCCACATAATGACAATCGCTCTGTTTTACCCGCCGATGGATAGGATTCTCCTCCATCGCCAAACGTGCTTCATCGGCGCCGATGTAGCTGAGTGCCAGAATGGACCCGCGCTGGTATCCTTTAATCTTTCGCCCTTTCGCGAAATGGTACTGCGTGACGCAGGTACGCACACGGTAGTAATCGGTGATCAACTGGCGCAGGTAGTCCTCATAACTATCGACGCCGTACTGCTCCCAGCTATCGAGCCAGTTCTGGATCCGCTCGTCCTCCACCGGCACACGGATCTTCTTACCATCCACGATCTGCTCCTGATAGAGATACGGACCATGGCCGTAGAGAAAGTCCTCCTGTTTGCGCAGAATACCCGGCAGAAGCTTATTCTCCCGGATCAACGCATCCACTTCTTGCGGATAGAGGTTATGCAGTTCACCCCAGATAGGTATATGATATTCTCCGACGGTGACGCATACATTTTCGCCGGTGTACGGTTTATAGAGCCGCCGGTATGTATCCAGCCGTTCCTGCTCGTCATCGCTCAGGCCGTCGATGGTAAACATCGCCACGCCGCCGGATTTGGACCGCGTATAGCCGATGCCATCGCCAAGGAATGTCGTTTCGGCACTCGAGGTGCTTACTGTTTTTTCTTTTTTCATAGAAGATATGTATTATTCAAGTGTTACTTCATACCAGTCGTTACCGAAGCGTACCTTTGTTATCAGACGCTTGCGGCACTGTTTCGATTCGCCGGTATCGAGATCGGTAAAATACAGGAACCGATCGGTCATTTCGAACTTTCTTCCGGAGGTCTTTTTATCGCCTGCAGCATCCACCGGCCGTGACCGGAGTGTGCAGCGCTCAATCTTACGGAGTCCGAAAGGCTCTTTGGAGGCGTAGAACATCAGTCCGAAGTCCTGGTGATCCTGACGCGCGACGCGCATACGCAATATAGCCGTGCTCAATCTCATTCCTTCACTACCTGCATCATCAGTTCATGCATCCGCTCCGCATTGGCGAGGTTACGCGCTATCGAAGCGCGTTTCTCGTCGGTCAGTTTGTCCTTGCTGATCTGGGAGCGGTACCGCGTGATATTGTGCTCGATATTGGCTACCTGTTTCATGAATCCTTTCGGATCCTTCTGTTTCAGGGCGCGCCATTCAGATAGTTTCTTACGCTCTGCCATGAATTTAACCGCCATCGGATGCTCACACGGGAAGATACCGGTCTTCTCGAATACCTCGAGCTCATGGTGAGCCATCCTATTCCGGTCATCGAGATCCGCAATCGCCAGCGCTTTCTCCGGGCAGGTGTCTATATCCGCGCGCAATGCGCACAGTTGCTGCCATGTGTTAATACGCTCGTCATAAAGCAGAATAGCCAACTGAATATCTTCCGACTCATTATTGAGCCAGTTGATGCCGGGAAACTCTTCCATTTTACCGGCTTTCTTCACCGGCGCTGTCCCGGTCATCTCTCGGTCATCTCCCGCTTGTCTCTCGGTAGATGATCCCGTGATGGTCCGCTTATCGTCCCGTATGTGTCCCGTATCCGTCTCGTGTTTGGCAGCCACTCCCGCGCCACTCTCGCGCCACTCCAGGATAGCTGCTTCATCCACCTTCTGCAGCATCTGATAGATCATGCGCCGGCAAAGGCTTGCTTTGTTCACGCGGTTCACACGCGCCAGCTCTGCCATCAGCGGATGGTGAGGGAAGATCTGAGCGAATAACTCCCGGTCACGGTTGAAGTGCTCTTCAGATGCCAGCCGGTCCTTGATCGCCTGACGCTCGGCTATGGAATACTGTTTCATACTTACGATTTTTTGGATTCCACATATTTGTTGATCGCCTCGAGATACTGCTTCAGCTTATCCGTACCGACAGCATCGACCGTAGCAGCCGCCAGCTGCATCAGATCATCCACACTATCCTCCTCTTTGTCTTTACCCCGGCGTGAGTTCTCCATGATCGAGATGATCTCAATAACCATTTCGCCGATGATCACGCCGACAGAGAGTAGCGGAATACTGAATAATGGCAGGAACTGAGCCAGTGAGGAAAGGATCACGTCTAACAGCAGGAAGGCAAAGAAGATGGCAAAGTACTGCAGTAATTTGGAAAGCGTACGCCGGATGCCCCATGAAGTCGTATGCTTCACGCCGGTACGCTTCGAAGCCGCTATACCGGTGATCAGATCCACTCCGGATGTCATTACTACCAGAAGCCAGGCGAACATCATTACCGCCAGCTTCACCATAAAGCGATGGATGTCCCCCTCCATCAGCGCAGGGATGAATAATAAAAGATTTGTCATATTGCTATAGATTTTTAATTGTTTTATCGCTATTTCGATTGCAAAGGTACTACATTTTTACCAAATAGCAAAAGACAGACTTTTCAGGCGCCTTCAGCAGAGGTTACCCTGACCTTGAGCAGAGGTGAATAAAACGAAATTTTCACTTTTCGGACTAAAAAATGCACTTTTCGGAAAAATAATTGCCCGAAAACTTGCACGAATCGGAAAATTGTCGTATCTTTGCAGCGAAAATCAAACCTATAAAGAAAGGGACATCATTATGTTAGGACTTACATCACCAAGAGTTCCCGTTCGCGGAGAGTCTGCGAAAGAGATCCGCGGGCAATTGTTCAGGATGGCATCGGCGTCATCCAAGACGAGCGATGCGAGTAATCATACCTTCAAAAAGTGCCCCGCACACTATTCTTTGACCGGCAAATAACCCATCCATGGATGAATTAGACTTCCAAGAGTTTAAATCGCCGGATATATTACGTGATTTCAAATGTGGGGTTGAGGTTATGGATAAGTTTCTCCATAACCCGGCTGAACTTATGCAGAGTCTGACTGATCACGAATGCACCGCCTACACCGCTTACGATGTAGAAGGACGGTTAGTAGGATTCTTTGCCTTGAATATGGACATCCTGGATTTGGACGATGACGACAAGGATGATCTTACCCACGGCTATAGCAGAGCCGACGCCCCGTCTTTCAAGACCGACAAGGAGTTTGAGGAATTTATGTCACAACCGAGATTCATTGTGGTCGATATTGCTTATTTAGCCGTGCCTGAGCAATTTCAAGGGCACGATATAGGCACAATTATTATGAATCATATTTTCGATCTGGCAAAGTCCATGAACCCCGATGGGCTTTTCATTACAGTGGACGCTCTTCATTTACAGGACGGCTCGTATTCTGCAGTCGGATTCTACGAGAAATTTAATTTTCAACGCATCCTTCCACCACATAACGATACGATACGAATGTATTGTACAGTAAAATAACAATCAGCCACTCTCGCACTACTTTAGCACCCCGCTGCGGGTGCTTTTTTATGTTATATAGCAGGTTTTTGCAGCTTTCTTACAAAAAGTGGCAGAAAATTGCATTTTTTTTCTTAAAAAATTTGCTCATGTCAAAAAAAAGCAGTACCTTTGCACCGTTCAAAGTTAAAATATACATAGGCAACCGGATGAGTTGCCGCAAGCGTGCGGTATTTTTTTATGCCCTCCCGGTTGTACGTAAACGGATTTAGTATCGGATACCCCGTGCATTTGGCTGTAATGGCCGTGCGAGCCTATGTATAAGGACTTTGAACAGCGGGTAGTATCCGATATCTTTTTGTTCATAAAACTTATACACTATGTGCAAGATTATCAAGAGCGTCGATGTTCACGCTATCCAAGAACATCTGCAGACCATCATGGACGAACTCCCGGCATCCGGAGAGAAAGTGAATGCCACCCTGGCAGAGGATGAGCGCTACGTGAGTATGACAGCCGTCTTCAGCGACGGGGTGCTATGTGTAAACTTCATGAAATCAGGAAAGGAGGAAGCGTTATGAAAACGGAATTTGTATTCGACAATTTCTTCTGTCCTGGAATGCAGGAAGAGAACCGGCCGATTATTTTCAACCGTAACTGCCTGAATGACGCGCTGGTGTCATGCGCGGAGATCATGCCGCATATCGAGACGGAGCAACGGCGGCAGATGACAACCGTAATAGAGACGCTTTCTCAGGTGTACCGCTTCATGGACGACCTGCACACGGCGTATATGCAGAAGCACGAGAAGGACCAGGCAGCTATCCACGAGTAAACCCCGGCGGAGGTTGGATCCGCCACCGATAAGTTTTAATGGTAATTTTCGGATGCACTTCGTTGGGAAACGAGGTGCATTTTTTGTGCGCAAATAGGTGTCTTTTGACATGTCGTAAAAATGTCGTACCTTTGCACAGAATTTCGAAAGATCATATGTGGACCAGTGAACAGATATGCAGTACCGTGGTTTTATGCCCGGCAAAGTACGTGACCGCTTGCACGGAAACGAACTTCCTTGCATCTGATGAAAGCAAGGTGATCACGCTCCGTAGCCGCGGACGCGCACAGTTCAACCGATCGGAGAAGAATACGGATGGCGGGAAGCTGCAGGAAGAGGATATCACCTTTACCTTTGAGGATAACAGCATCACCGCTGCGCTCCGTAAATCGAAATTCAAGTACTGGATCGCGCGTATATACACCATAGAAGGATACACGCGTACCATCGGAAGCCTCCGGTACCCCGCCGTCATGGAGCTGGAAGGCACCGACACGAATGATACGCTGATACTAAAAACGAAACAAGAGGTATAAATTATGAATAACCAGATCATCAACGAGCTTCGTACCTCGCCGCTTGCGATGGTACTTACAGGAACTACAGAGATGGAGGCGGTTCTTCACGAGGCGCAGCGGCCTGCATCCGGTTATCCGGAGATCCAAGCCGTCCAGCGCGCGCAGAACGCCACCGATATCTGCAATGTCTTCAACAATTCCGGCTACAGCGCCGAGCGTATAGCTATCTTCAGCATCACCGGTATGATGATGAAGTACGCGCACTTCAACTTCAGCGCTGAAGATCTCGAGTGGATCGTGCCGGGAATAGACGATATCGCATCGCTGCTCGAGTACGTTATGCAGAGTGAAGATATCGACGGCGCTATCTTAGTCTTCAACACGCCCGGCGGTACCACGCAATCGCTGATCCGACTGGAGGAAGTACTGAAGAACCGTACCAAGCCGGTAGTGGCCGTAGTAGATGGCATGTGCGCCAGTGCCGGTATGTACGCCGCCAGTCTTTGCGACCGCATCATTGCGCTCAATAAGATGTGCAACGTCGGATCCATCGGCGTTATGGTACAGCTCGTCGATTATGGTCCGTTCTACAAGAAGCAAGGCATCAAAATTATCGAGATTTATCCTCCGGAGAGTGCAGATAAGAATAAATCTTACCGCGACGCTATCGACGGAAAAACGCAGACCATGATCGATGAGGTACTTACCCCGCTGGCTGTCAACTTCCAGGATATCGTTAAAACGCACCGTCCGGTGGATGAATCCATCGAAGGCGTACTGTCCGGCAAGATGTTTTATGCCGAAGACGCAATCAAAGCCGGTCTGGTTGACGAGATCGGTAACTTCGAATCCGCTGTAGCCGTTATTACCGGCATCAAGGAGGGTAAGGAGATTGCAGAAGCCATGTAAATCCGTCACATGTAACTATAGTACTAATCCTTTAACTTTTTTTCGCAATGAAAATTTGGCAAAAAAATGTTGCGGCGATTCTCAAAAAGATGGGTATTAGCCGCGAGAAAGTAGCCGCCGGTAACATCTCCGCGGAAGAGTGGAAGCAGATTGAGGAGGCCTACAAGACCGCTCACGGCAAAACTCTGGCCGAGGACAAGGAAGCCGGTGAGGAAGCCGAGCCCGATCCGGCGGAGCCTAAAGCTGCACAGACTACACAGCTGAGCGACGAAGAGCGTACCGCTATCGCCGACATGCTGGGTGTGGATCCCGCTCAGGTAGCTCAGGAGCCCGCCGCTGCAGCACAGCAAGCCGCACAGGCTGCACAGGCTGCACGCCAGCAGGCCGAGCAGATGGCGCATCAGCCGGAAGTCAAGAAGCCGGTAGTGGTAGGCGCCATGAAGCGTGCAAACGTGTTCGGCGGTCCTCATACCGCTACTCATCTGTACGGAATCGAGCATGAGCTCTATTCCCGTGAGAAGTTCTACAACCAACTGACCGGCGCTTCCGTAGTGAACGAATCACCGCGCGGTGAAGAGGTTCAGATGGTTCAGCGTGACTTCCTGAAGATGGCAGGTCTCGTGTCCCAGCGTCTTACGCAACTGCGTGAGGCCGGCGCACTGGCAAGCCTGACCATGGCAAGCCTCCACGGTGAGGGTCAGATCAACATGGTACCGCCGACCGCCGAGCTCGGTGAGTATCTGGTACGTCGTACGGACGCGATCATCGCGTACTTCAAGGAGGTGCCTTCTGTCCGCGGTACGATTTTCCCGGTTCACAGCAACGTACAGAACGCAGAGGTAGCTATCAGCGCTATCGTAGGCGAGCTGTCGCAAGGCTATCGTGAGGGTCGTATCTTTAAGGGTGGCATGCAGTTCACTCCGGACAAGTACAAAGTCGATGACCTCATGTTTAAGTTCAACTTTGTCGATCTCGTACGTCTCGAGAAGGAGTACATCGGCTGGCTGAACCGCAACGAGGGATCCGCTATCATCAAGTGGACCTTCATTGAGTGGGTACTGGTTCATTACGGTACGCAGCTCATCAAAGAGCAGAGCATCCGTAACGTGATCGGTGTACGCGTTCCCCAGCAGAACGTAAAAGCCAACCCGTCCAACCTGTCTGCCGACGGTGCATTGCGCGCCATCACACGCGCTATCCGTCAGTACCGCGTACTGCCGTTCGAGTCGATCGGTACGTACGACGCCGACACGATGCTTGATACCGTAGAGGCATTCGCTGACGAGGTAGTGAAGGCTCACGGCGGTCTGGATGATCTGAAGATCTATCTGAACAAGCGTCACCAACGCTGGTACATCCGTGCGTACCGTGAGAAATACGGTAAGGATGCAGATTTCACCGGCGCAAACGCTCAGCTCGTGGATCTCGATCCGGCATCGCTCGTATGGGTACCGAACATGAAGGAGAATGACTTCATCATGTTTGCTATGGAGCCGGGTAACATCGAGCTCCTGGAGAACAAACCGGGTGAAATGCTCGCATTCGACTTCACTCCGGAGTTCGAGGGCGTAGCTGTCAAGAGCCGCTGGAAAGAAGGTTCTCACGCCACCAAGGCCGGCGCTCCGTTCAAATCGGAGGCTGATCTGAAGGCTGACAACTTCGAGCATCAGTTCATCTTCGTTAACAACCCGGCAAGCGCTCTGACGATTGCGGCATCCGTGGATCTGAGTGGCAACACCCTCTTCACAATCAGCCAGGCAGACGGTCAGAGCCCCGCAACGGCTATCACCACCGCTACCGGCGTAGCTACCGACCGTGTGATCACGTTCATAGCAAGCGCAGCGGGTGTGACGCTGGAGAAATCCGGTGTATTCTCGAAGATCAGCGCAAACTTCGTAGCAGGCGCCAAGGGCGACTACATCGAGGTTTATCCTGAGCTCGAAGACACTACCGTCACCATCGACGGCGAGAGCGTTACCGTAACCCGTCCGACCGGCAAACTGCTGGAGTTGGGCCGCAAGGTAACTGCGTAAGCTAACGGGTAAGCGGAGGAGACAGGATAAAGTGTAGGACTCCTCCGCAAGCCCTATTTGTTGAACCATTTAATCCCATACAACTATGGCAGTTAAAAATAATTCCCGCAAGGATGTAAAGGCGGCGTCGAAATCGACGAAATACAGCTACATCATCACCCTCATAGCCGCTACCATCGTGGACTTTGCTGCACTCGCTGCACTCTGGAAAGCGAAAACCGGCGCGAAGCTGACCTCCAAGTTACCGCTGCTGGCATTGCCGGAAGGCGAGTCCGAGGCGGATCAGTACCACACCATCGAGTGCAAGCCCGGTACCGTGGTTCCCGTGATCAACGCCGGCGAAGCACCGCAGGACGGTAGGGCAGAGATCACCGCCATCGCAGAGGGCGTCGATGAGAACACCCTGGATTGGGCATACGGCATGCAGGGCGAAGAGGTAGTAGCTATCGTAGAGCGCTGCTCGGATGGCAAGAAGTTCCTCTTTGCGAACCCGTGTACCGGAGGTATGACCTTCCAGTATCAGTCGATCGGCGCACAGGATGGCGGTAACGCCGGCATCAACTTCACCCTGAGCGGCGCTGATTGCCCGGAGCCGATGCTTGTGTACGAACCGGCAACCGCTCCGTCGCAGACGCAGAGTTAACGAAAGAGTCTTTTGCATAAAGTGTGTTTGGAAGGGAGGACCCGAAAGGATCCTCTCTTTTTTTGTCCGGAAGCCATCATTTTTACGCACAAAAGCCTGTCTTTTGCCATATAAAAAAAAAGCAGTACCTTTGCACATAAATTCGAAAGATTATGGCAAAACTAACAGACGATCAGTTACGATTCATCATTGACATAGAGGCCAACGGCGCCCAAGGTCAGATCAATTCCTTATCGGCAGAGATCGGCAAACTGGAGAAACAGAACGCTTCTCTGACTTCTTCATTAACCAAAGTCAACAATGAGCTGACGAAACAAGAGAAGAAACTGGCCAAAATGGAAGCCGCCGGGAAGACGAACACAGCCGCTTATAAGCAGCTGGCACAATCAGTCGAGGCAAACCGGCAGAAACAGGCGCAGCTAGCCACACAGCTGAAGCAAACGCAGAATGCGCTCGATAAAGACCGGGAGAAAGTGGCACAGTTCACGTCATCGCTGAAGTTGAATCAGATGACCATGCAGCAACTCCGGGAACGCGCATCGCAGTTACGCAAGCAGTTGGATGTAACCAGTAAAGCCGCATCTCCGGAAACCTTCAAACGCCTCTCGAGCGAACTGGCGAAGACAGAGGCGCAGATGGGCAAACTGGGAAAGAAGAGCAGCATGGTAGCCGATGTCTTCAAAGGCGCTTTCGGCGCAGGCATGGCAGTCCAAGGCGTTATGGCACTTCTCAATACCGTCCGTGACGGCATCGGAACTATTACCTCCTTCGAAGCCGCCAACGCCTCGCTGGCATCCGTATTAGGAACCACCCAAGACGGCGTTAAACGCCTGACAGAAGATGCCAAGCGATTGGGAGCCATAACCGAATACACTGCCTCACAGGTAACGATGATGCAGACCGAACTGGCAAAACTCGGTTTCAATGAGACAGAGATCCTGCAATCCACACAATCGATCCTGCAATTTGCCACGGCAACCGGCTCCGATATCCCGGAAGCGGCACAGTTAGCCGGCGCAGCTCTCCGGGCATTCGGCTTAGATGCGTCTGAGATGACACGCGCCGTGAGTACGATGGCCGTAGCTACAACCAAATCGGCATTGGACTTTACGTATCTGCAGAACTCGATGAGTACGATCGCGCCGGTAGCTAACGCATTCGGCTTCTCGATAGAAGAGACGGTGGCGCTCCTTGGTACGCTGGCCAACAGCGGATTCGATGCATCAAGCGCCGCCACCGCCACCCGTAACATTCTGCTCAATCTGGCAGACGAATCCGGAAAACTTGCACAGGCACTTGGTAAACCAATCAAGAGCCTCAATGATCTTGCACCGGCATTGAAGCAGCTGAAGGATGAAGGCGTATCGCTGAACGAGGCATTGGAGTTAACCGACAAACGCTCCGTAGCCGCTTTCGAGACCTTCCTGAATGGCGCCGAGACGATCACTACACTCAAAGATTCAATCACCGGCGTCAATGCAGAGCTGGCGCAGATGCAACAAACAAAACTGGATACTGTAGAAGGATCCGTCAAACTTCTTCAATCGGCATGGGAAGGCCTGATGCTTCAGTTCTACAACAGCAAAGGCGTGTTTAAGTCGCTTATTGATTTTGGCACGAATATCATCTTAGGTATGCAGAAGGCCGCGCAGTGGATCCAGAAGAATCAAACCGTGCTGAAGATAGTTCTCCGGACGCTCGCTATCTATCTGGTAACAGCCAAGTCTATCACGGCATGGCGCCAACTGGATATTAAAGCGATGATTGCACAGGCGAAAGCAAAAGCCGCTGAGATCCTATCGACGAAAGCAGCTATTATAGCCAATGAAGGTCTGAAGAAAAGTCTGATGTCATCTCCTTGGGGATTGATAGCCATGGGTATCACTGCAGTCATAACCGGCTTGATAGCTCTGGTGAAATGGATGAGCAAAGCATCGGTTACACAAGAAGCATTCAATAACGCCCAGGAGCGGGCAAAAGAGCTGTCTGCAGAGAAGACGGAAAGCATACAGGCAGAAAAGAGCGCCCTGAATGCACTCGTAGGCGCCATTATTGACACAAACGATAACGAGAAGCTAAGAAACGATCTTATAGAACAATTACAGAAACAATATCCGGGCTTCTTAGCTAACATTGAGAAAGAGAAGATCACGAACGAACTGCTACAGGGTGCGCTGATGAATGCAAATCAGGAATACGAGCGGCGTATCAATCTGATGGCCGAGGAGGCAAAGGCGCAAGCGTACCAAGAGACACTTGTGGATCTGAATAAGACACTTATCCAACAGGAGCAAGAACTGGCCACTGCTACCAAGGACCGGAAGAAAAACAAGATCCGTGAGCAGATAGCAGAAACACAGGAAGCCATCAAGGCCATTCAGGAAGGATATCAGGAGGCGGTTAAAAGCGTCGAGCAGGCAAAGAAGAGCCTGAATGACTTTACTTCTGTCGAGGGGATGGAGAACCGGATGGATGCACTATTGAAGGATATCGCCGCCAAACAGCAGGCAGCTAACAATGCCCGGACCAAACAGCAGAAAGAATACTATCTTAAACAGGCGCAGCAGCTGCAACAGCAATACGGTGCGCTGTCGCTCCAATACACCGCTGCTGTCAAAGAAGCCGAAGCCATAGCCGTCGAAGAGAAGAAAGAAGCACAACAGCAGCAGGCAAAGTTAAGCGACGAGGCGTATAAAGAGCAGCTGAAGAATCTGCAAGACTCATACGCGAAGCGCAAGGCAGTCGTCATCCAGCAGGAAGCCGCCATGCAGATTACCGCCGAGGATAGCAAACGCAAGCAGCTGGAGATAGCGAAAGAGCAGGCCGATGCAGAATTAGCATTTGCACGCGCCCACGGAAAGGCCATCGGAGATCTGCAGGTCAAGGTTGCACAGGCACAGATGGCGCTTAATAAAGATAACTATTCCCGGATGGAGAAGGATCTTCAGAAATGGTTAGATGACAGCTTACGTGCAGATAAACAGGCACTGCTTAATCGCAAGATGACACAGGAAGAATACGATGCCCATACGCGTGAGCTTCAGACCCAGCATTTGGATAAGCTGAAGGCGCTCATGGAGCAGTATAGCATGGATACAACCGGCATCGAAAAGAAGATAGCCGATAACCGGATCAAAAATC